GAGGAAAGATATCTTGACGATGACTTGGACGAAACCTTGAAAGTTGACCAAGAATTTAACCAAGGTTCATTCTTGTTGGCGGCGATGATTCCAACCACTTATGAGAGAGTATCCACTATGGGTACTGCAACATTGTGGAAAATGTTGATGATGGCGTGGTCTTATAAACATAAGATTGCAATTCCTGCCAAAGAATCTAAAACTGACTTCGTTGGTGGTCTATCCAGACTACTTAAGGTGGGATATAGTAAAGACGTACTCAAACTTGACTTCTCGTCTCTATACCCATCAATTCAGTTGGTACACGATGTATTTCCTGACTGTGATGTTACGGGTGCAATGAAGGGTATGTTGAAGTGGTTCCGTGATACTCGTATCAAATACAAAAACTTGGCAGAACAATACTATGAAACCGACCGTAAAAAGTCAGAGTCCTATGGTAACAAACAATTGCCAATTAAAATCTTTATTAACTCCATGTTCGGCGCTTTATCCGCTCCTCAGGTTTATGCTTGGGGTGACATGTATATGGGTGAACAAATTACTTGTACAGGTAGACAATATCTACGTCAAATGATTAAATTCTTCATGGCGAAAGGTTATGTTCCATTGGTAATGGATACTGACGGTGTGAACTTTTCCACACCTGAAGATGCTAAAAACAGAGTTTATGTTGGACGTGGATTGAATTGGAAAGTGAAGTTGGGTAAAGAATATTATGGTCCTGAAGCGGACGTTGCGGAATATAATGACATATTCATGAGGGGTGAGATGGCATTGGATACTGATGGTGTGTGGCCGTCCTGTATTAACTTAGCTCGTAAAAACTACGCAGTTATGGATGCGAAGGGGAAAATCAAACTTACGGGTAATAGTATCAAATCAAAGAAACTTCCAATCTATATTGAAGAGTTTTTGGATAAAGGTATTAAGATGTTACTTAAAGGTGATGGTAAAGAATTTGTTGAATATTACTATGAATATCTTCAGAAGATTTATGACAAGAAGATTCCTCTTTCCAAAATCGCACAGAGAGCAAAAGTGAAGTTGGGTATTGATGAATACAAGAAAAGATTAACAACCAAAACTAAGTCGGGTAATAGTATGTCTCGTATGGCACACATGGAACTTGCTATTCAGGAAGGACTAAATGTAAACTTGGGAGACGTAATTATGTATGTTAATAACGGTACAAAGGCTTCTCAAGGAGATGTTCAGAAAATGACTGTGAAACAACTAAAAGATTTGAACGCAGCAAATAAACTTCAAGACCCTAAATCTTTAGAAGTTAAAGATGGCGTTGTGGTTAATTGTTATATGTTAGATAAAGACATTCTTGATAATAATCCTGACCTGACTGGTGATTACAATGTACCAAGAGCAATTGTTACATTTAATAAAAGAATTGAACCTCTTATGGTTGTATTTCAGGAAGAAGTTAGAAACGGTTTAATTGTTAATGAACCTGAAAAGAGAGGAATTTTTACAACATCACAATGTGAGTTGATTAACGGACAACCTTTAGCGGATGGAGACCAAGACAGATTAAAAGAAGATGTATTGGATATTACTGAAGCAGAATTAAAGTATTGGGAAAGAAGAGGATTAAGCCCTTTCTATATGTATGATTTGGCGGAAGAAGGTTGGGAAGAAAAAATTAAGAGTATCTAGTATTTATTAGAAATAAAAAAAAATAAAATGAGGAAGATAATTAGAATAACAGAATCTGAGCTATCAATATTAGCTAATAGAATAATTGAAGAAAATAAGAAATACGAATTCCTTGATGAGCATCCTTCTTATTCTGAATTGAATGTAAAAATTAAAGAATTAAAGAAGTTAATGAAAACAATCAGTAAGGGCATTAGTGACGGTAAAGATTATGTTGCCGAGTATGTTATTGAAAAACTTTCATAGTAAAATCTAAGATTGTTTTAGACCGTCCGAGGAGAGGATATACCAATTACCTCCAACGAACCTGAATTCTATACAAGCAAACTTATCAACAACAACCTCATCATATTCTTCGTCGATTAGTCCGACATCAGGAAGTATGGTGAGGTTGGTCATTGATTTAACCACAACGTGGTCTGTATTTGTTGAATCCAAAATTATTACCGATTGAGCAACACCTCTTACAATAACACAACTTTCTCCGTTGGTTCTATACGTGGTTTCTGAAACTACAGAAATTTCTGAAGCAGTTAGAACTTCTCCTTTAATTATTCTTTTTGAAGGTATTGATTTTACTATTGCCATAAAATTAAATTACGTATATTTGTCGAGGCATTGCTCTAAACTTCATTTGTTTATTTAGATTCTCAGCAATTAACGCTTCTCTCTCCATAACCTTATCAGGTCTCATTCTTGTCAACCAACCCTCGGCACCAATTAATTCTTCAACTAATTTAGTTTTTTCATCTTTAGCTTCAGTCAACAAACTTTGATAATCCATAGTAATTTCACTGTCAGGAGTTTTCAGATTACCACTGTACTTTCCTCTTACTCTTGCTAAAGTTTCTTTACAATATGCTGTGAACCATCTTCTTACCCACTGCTGACCTGGTACATTTATGTCTGTCCAAGTTAGTTCTTCAATAGGTACGTCAGTAGGAAGTTTGATAATATCAGGATTGTTTTTCAAACAATCTGCTCTACTATCAGGTTCAACATCATAATACCAATACCATACCGCTTTGCCAACATAAAGGTTATAATTTGACCAGTTGAATTTACCCCCCGGAGTATTATACAAGTGAATAAGTTTTTTACCATCAGGAAGACCTGTAATTCTATATGTCAAGGAACCACCTAAGATTCTATTAAGGATGTTTGCCTCTTGCATTCTAATCAAGTAATCAAAACCTGACATCATGAAATAAGACCCTTGATAACCCATTTGAGCGTAACCCGCTTCATTGGCACCTAATCCTATACCACCAAATCCAAATCCACCAAGACCTCCCAATCCAAATGCAGTCCATGCTTGGTTAGAAAACCATAATAGTTCATTGACCTCTCGTCCTGCAGGAATTTCATAAGTTTGTGTATTAGCACTTAAAATGAAATAATCTTTTTTTAGAACCCAAGGACCTTCAGTTTGAAGACCCACAATTTTAGAATATGAATAGCTGAATTGTTGTTCAAAATCCATAGTTCGAGTTACCAACGCTCTGGCAACCGATCTTTCATTCATATTCAAGTTTACGAGATTAACCCACTGTGAATCGATTAACCACTGAAGGATATATTCTTCATAATCCCCGATGGCTAATTCCATTAGTGAATCCAACATTTCGTCTTCGAGTTCAACACTTCTGAGTGGTGCACCTAATTGGTGTTTAATTCTAGTGTATATTCTACTTCGTTCTGGTTCTGGTATTGCTGACATATAATATAAATATCTTTGTTAATCTATTTCGTGAATTAGAGATGACGCATTGAAAACATATTGGTCACGACTCTCAATTGGATTATTCTCGATAATTAGAATTTTATTAGACTTAGTGTTTATAAATATCATCCAATCTACGTTATATGGTTTAACGTTGCCTGTATTCAAGACTGTAATTTTGTCTCCTTCTTTTTTTATAGAAGAAAAAGGTTTTACTTGAGCGGTGTATTTTTTACCATCAACATTAACAATCAAATCAATACCTTTGAATGCGTCACTCTTTTGACCGTGTCCACCTATCTTTTCAACTGAAGAATCTTTACCGAAATATTGTTCTATTTTAGAAAGAACTTTGTCTTCAGATTTTTGTCCTCTATCCCAAAGTTTTAACAAAACACTGATTATGTTAACAAAATCTTCATTGTTTTTTGTAAAAATTTCTTTTTTGAAATAATCTAATGCTGATATAAGTCTATTGACCTCACTAATTGTTCGTTTTTCTTTGATAGAAAAATCGAATTTTTTGTTCGGTTTGTTAATTGACTCTATTTGTCTATTGATTGCCTTTGTCAATAAACAAAAAGTATTAAAGTTGGTATTCAAGTTATTCAAAACCGATCTAGCACTGTCGGATTCAATCCCATAAAATCCTGACATTTCTTTCTCATTACTCTCCACCCAATATTCATGAAATACTTTTTTCAAAACATCAGTAACACCATCTTGATATAATTTTTTTATCTTAGGGTTGTTGATTAATTCCTTATAAAAAGTAATTTCATTTGAATCACAAAATTTTGGTTCTTTGAATTCTTTGATAATTTTTTTCATTTCAACAGATTCCAAAAGTTTTGTTTCTGTTTTCATATCATAAAGTTTGGAAACAAATTCCCAATTCACCACTTTCCAAAAGTTAGAAATATATTCATCTCTTTTGTTTTTATATTTGAGATAGTATGCATGTTCCCATAAATCCAAACCTAATAACGGAAAACCTCCACCTTCAATAATGTTCATTAAAGGATTATCTTGATTTGGGGTGGACATGATTTTCAAACTATTTCTACCTGTCAAAACTAACCAAACCCATCCTGAACCAAATCTTTCTTTGGCAATCTCTTCGAATTTTTTCTTGAATAAAATAAAACTACCGAACTCCTTGATAATTTTTTTCTGTAAATCCCCTTTGAGTCTTTTGGGTTCAGGTGTTAACATGTTCCAAAACAATGCATGGTTAAATGCTCCACCTGCATTATTTCTAATTGTTTTGTCAAATCGACTTATTGTTTTGATTATTTGTTCTAACTCCAAATCTCCATATTTTTTCTTGGATAGAGCGTCGTTTAATTTATCAACATACCCCTTGTAATGTTTGTTATAATGGAAATCCATTGTTTCAGGGTCAATAAATTGCTTTAGAGCTGAGTAGGAATAAGGTAGTTTTTCTATTCCAATTTTTTTCATTTCTGTGATTAACAACTCTTTTTCTCGTGTTACTTTTTGTTCTACAATTTGTAACTCGAGTTGTTGAATCTTTTCTTGTACTTTAGTCATTGTTGGCTTTAATTTACTATAAATAATCCAACTTGTTAGATTTTTTCAAATTATCTTTTGCCCATAATGGTTGAAGATTAGTATAATGACATAATTTATAAACTTCTTCTTCTGTTTTTGCCGAGGATAGTGGTACTATATGGTCGATATGCCACCCAAAAAGACCATGATTATCCCAAGACATGTCTTTAGTAAATTGTTTTTCAAGATGGTCTTTCAATATTTCAGGTGAACATCCAATAATCTCAAAAGTCGTGTTATTTTTTTTTGACCCTAAAACTTTATTTATTTTACTTCGATACAATGAAGATAACTTGAATAAGATATTTGTTTTTTTTCTTTCAGAATATTGTTTGGAAATTTTAGTTTTGTTTTCTTGATAGTATTTTATGAAATATTCTTTATTTTCTTTCCTCCAATTACTATTACGAGTTAAATGTTTTTCTTTGTTATTTTCTCTATATTTTTTACCTCTATCTAAATTTTTTTGATGGTGTTTTTTGGTATATTTCTGTCTTTGTAACTTTAATTTCTCTTTGTTGTTCTGTCTCCATTTTTTAATATCTTCATTATCACATTCTTTACAAGAACTTCGCTTTCCGTCTTTAGATGTAATTCGTTTATTGAATTCACAAATATCTTTTTTAATCTTACACTTACTACAAATTTTTGTCTCCACAATACTCCTTAATTATTTTTTCAATTATACGAGAAACCTTACCACCATCTTTCATAATTTTATTATAAAGTTGTCTATCTAAACTAATACCGATTTTAATTTTTTTATCTTCTTCTTTTTTGGACGGTCTTCCCATAATAATAAATATCTATATGTATAGTAAAAGTTTGACTTTTATTTCCTTAATTGGTGAATTTTATTCATAATTTCTTCAGCAGCGTCTGCAGTATTTTTATCATCACCCATTACTGTTGCAATTACTTTTTTCTTTGCATTAACGATGTCGTAAATAATTGCTTCAATACTGTTATCAAATATTGGATAATAAACTAACACGTTATTTTTTTGGCCATAACGATATGCCCTATCTTCAGCTTGTGCCATATCTGACGGCAAAAATGATAAATCATTGAAAATTACAACCTCCCCAGAAGTTAATGTAATTCCTGTTCCTGAAGCTTTAATGTTACCTACAAATACTTTTACTTTATCATTTTCTTGGAATTGGTCAACACTAAATTGACGTTCATGTTGAGCCATAGACCCATCCACTTTGACTGCAGTTTTTCCAAAATGTTGACAAATTTTATTTAAGGAGTCAGTGAAGTTACAAAAAATAATCACTTTCTTGTCTTGTTCAATAATGTTCTCAGCGATCTCAATCGTTTGACTTATTTTTTCATCGGCAATGATTTGTCGTACTTTCGTGAGTTTAGTAAATTGAACCGTGAGTGATTTTGATTCTTCGGGATTTTTATCGTACCAATCATAATACTCTCCCATCACTTCTTCGTATGCCTTTGACTTCAATCTCAAATAAACAGGGGTGATTATTTTTTCAGGTAAGTCCAATACGTTTTCTTTGAGTCTTCGTAAGACAAGACCTGTGGTTCTGTCCCGTAGTTCTTCCAAATTAGATGACCCTGTCACGTTCCAAACTTTACGTCCTCCAACATTAAATTGATATCCGCTGCAATATCTGAT